CTTTTGGAGAGGCGGAATAACATGGAAAAAAGTTTGGTAGCAATTAGAGATACTGACGAATATAAACAAGTTTTGGATAAGTCATGGGATTTCATAGGGCGTATAAAGGCGACGGGTTATAAGTTGGCGGTCTTGCGGTGGGAATGGGGGTTTGAGTTAGCAAGTATTAAAACTGAATATGGCGATTCGTTTATTGATTCTCTTGCGGAAGATACGGGTTGGCACAGAGCTACCTTGTTCGACTATCGTGCGCTGGGTAAAGCTTTTGCGACCAAAGCGGCACTGAAGGAGTATTGGGATAAACGTGTAAGTGCTGGAACGTCAATGAATCTAAAAACATTGTTGAGAAGCGTTACCGCCGGCCCAACGCAACGTCCTGACAACTATGGCGGCAAAGCGGCAGTGGTAGACGATTTAATGCGTGAAGTAGAGTCTCTTGCGATAAAGCGTGAGCGATTGAGAGATTTCTTGAACGCACCAGAACTGGGCATTGACAAGAAACGTGAAATTATGGGGGTGATACAAAAAGCCGAGGAGGTTATGACCGAGACTGGAATGTCGCCCGAAGCGACAATTGGGCAGTCGGATGATTATTTGGATTATATTAGGAGTTTACCGTGTCGTATTTGCGACACCAATCCTGTTGATCCTCACCATACGGAAACGGGAGGCGTTGGTATGAAAGGGTCGGACTTTACGGCCATACCACTGTGCCGCACGCACCATGACGAGTTACATAGTGGTGGTGTGAAAACGTTTCAGCAGTTGCATGGTATAATGATAATGGAGAAAGAAATTTTGGCAGTTCTAGTTCCGTGGTGCGAGGTGCAGGCATTGGAGGATAATGATGAAAGTGACGTGTAATGCAAAGGAGTTTGTGGAAAACATATCGTTATTAAAAGGAGTTGTACCCGGACATTCACCTATGCCTGTCTTAGCGGGTATTTTGTTGCAGGGTAGCGACAGTGTGATAACCCTTACAGGCAGCAAGTTGGAGAATGCCATGCGGGTGGAAATGGCCGCTGAGATAGAGGGAGAGGTTGAACCTCTCGTCCTCCCTGGCCGTAAATTGATTGACATTTGCGGCAAACTGCCTTTGGAACCCGATGCTGTGGTTGTGCTGGAGCAGCAAGGTGCTGTTGTAAAGCTAAAGTATAAGCGATCAACGTTTACTCTACATACACAGGCACCTGACGAGTTTCCTGAATTTCCCGCTATGCCCGAAACCGATATGAGCATCCCCGTAGATATACTCAAGGAGGTTTTAAGCAGGACGGTGATAGCAGTATCGACTAATAGAGTTCGTCCTATGATCTGCGGTGTGTACTTAAAGTGCGAAGATACAATCTTGACAGCCGTGGCTACAGATGTTAAAATACTTGTAATGGCTACGGCTTCTTATGGCTTTGATTTCGCAGGAGTTATCGTTCCGGCAAACGCGGTTAAAAACATTCTGAGAGTCTTTTCCGAAGGGGACATGTGGCTGTCGGTTAGTAACAATCAGTTGATATGCGGGCAAAATGGCAAGACCGTTAGCTCGCTACTAATCGAATCGGAATTTGTAAATGAGGCTTGTGACAGCCTTGTAGCTTTAGATTGGCAGGATACATTTGAATGTGATCGGGTGGAGTTGCTAAATGCTGTTGAGAGTGCGTGTCTGTTAAGTCATAAAGAATATGCATTACTGAAACTGTCTGCTGATGGTGATGCATTGGTGATCGAATCGGACTTGGTGAACGTAGGCGGTTCGCGCCAGGTAGTTAGTGCGGAGTTTCAAGGTGGTATGGAACCGATAGGGCTGAATGGGATTTATCTGCGCAAGGTGTTGACGGATCTCAGTTGCGAGCGTGTTAAGATTGGACATGGCAATCCAACCGATCCGCTTACATTGATTTCTGTAGGGAATGAGAACTACAAATGCGTGATCGTTCCTATGCAATTGTAAGGGAGGAGATTTTATGGCTACTCAAAAAGAGTTGTTGTTAAGTAAATTATCAAGTGGTAAGCAATTGCGCGACTTATTGATTTATGAGGTTGCGGATGAATTGGGTGTCAAGATCGAATCGGTAAGGCGTAGATTGAATGAATTGGTTACCGAGCGTAGAGCTAGGTATGAGGCTAAGGGTGATAAGTTGTATGTTGTCTTGTGCGAGGATAATGAGCCGTCGGGATTGATGCGAGAGAACGAACGATTGAAGCAGGAGGTTACACGTTTAGTTCGCGAAAGGCAAGTAACTTCTTATGATTTTGCTGGAGACGTGATAAGGTTTGGTAGTGTTAGTGATACGCATCTTGGATCTATGTATGAAAACCTGACGTTATTGAATTCGGCTTATGATGTGTTTGAGCGAGAAGGCATTACAAAAGTTTTTCATACTGGCGACTTGACAGACGGTGAGAACATGTATCGTGGACAAGTTTACGAATTGCATATTCACGGTTGTGACGCCCAGCGGGATTATTGTATTCAGCAGTATCCACGACGAGCAGGTATAGATACAGAGTATATTATAGGCAATCATGATGGTGCGTTTTGGAAGAACGCGGGCGTAGACGTTGGATTGCAAATTGGTGACAGTAGAGCCGATATGCATTATCTTGGCATGGACGAGGCGGATGTTACGCTTAAGTGTGATACAGGGGAGATAACGTTGCGGTTACTGCATCCACGAAAGGGAACCAGTTATGCCTTGAGTTACCAATGTCAGAAGTATATTGAATCTTTAACCGGAGGACATAAGCCGAATATGTTGTGTTTTGTGGCAGGAACCTCTATTGTGAGGGGGGACGGTACGGTATCATCTATTGAGGATATTAACATTGGCGATGCTGTCATTACTCATACCGGGCAACAACAATTAGTAACAGCAGTATTTGAAAGGGACGAGGTTGAACTTGTTGAGATTCGAGCATACGGTATTCCGAAATATACGTTAAAGTCGTCACCTGAGCATCCTTATTGGGTTTTGCGCGATGGAGTGGGACAGTGGGTTGAGGCGAGTTGTATTACTAAAGCGGATTGGATAGGTCGACCTATATGTAGTGGGACTAAAGAGATTGTTCTTGATTTTAGTAGATGTTTGCAGAAACACTTTTATCGTATTGTTGATAATGATGATATGATTCTTGGTACAAATGGTAAAGAATATGATAGATATATTTCTGTAACTGCTGATTTTTGTCGTTTGTTGGGGTTGTTAGTTGCTGAGGGATATGCTGACAAACCGTTATATCGGTTGAATGTAGCGTTACATCAGGACGAGAACGAGTATACGGAGTTTATTCAGCGGGTAATGTTTTCATTGTTTGGTGCGGAGGGACATGTTGTAGATCGAGAAGAGTCGTTGACGAGAGTATTGCGTTTTAATGATTTATATGCGAGCGATTTTTTTGCTACGCTTATGGGGCGGGGGGCATCAAATAAATGCTTTCCTAGTTGGGTACTTCGTTTGCCTGTGGATATGCAGTTTGAGCTTTTGCGTGGATTGTTTCAGGGTGATGGTTGTAAGTCAAAATGGTATTATGAATTGTCGACTATATCTCGCAATCTTGTAGAGCAAGTATTGATTATATCGGCTAGAGTAGGGTTGGCGGCGGGTTATTCGGCACAGACCAGGCGCGATGTGGGGAGGCGACCTGAATATACTGTTCGTGTTCATCATAATGGCAATGTTGGCACAAAGTGGTATGATTCGGTTATTATAAATCAGACAACTAAAAAGAAGTTAATTTGTAATGATGGTGATTATGTATGGCATAAAGTATATGCTATAAACAATGAGGTGTTAGATAAATTTGTTAAAGTATATAATCTTGAGGTGGATAAGGATGAAAGCTATCTTGCATCGTCGATAGCGGTGCATAATTGTGTGGGTCATTATCATAAGCAAGAATATCTATTTTATCGAAACATTCACTGTACGCAAAATGGGTGCGTGCAACACCAAACTCCATTTATGAGGGGGCGGAACTTGGCTGCTATGCAAGGGTTTTGGATTGTGGAGCTTACTGTAAACGACAAGGGTATTGCTCGATGTAAGACCGAATGGTTCCCTTGCTACGATTAAACAGGAGACTAAAATGGAAACAGGCAGAGAGATAATTTGTCCGTATTGCAAATGTGAGTTTGTGGACTCTTGGGAACACGAGAATTCTAGTGACGGATCTATTTTTTGCGATGAGTGTGGAAAGACGTTTATCGTGCAAGTGGATACAGAGGTAACGTATGACACTTATGCCGATTGCAATTTGAACAACGAGAAACACGATTGGCAGGTAACCGAACACATATCCAGCCCCTCTTGGACATGGTATCAATGTACCAAGTGTGATGCGACGAAAACGGAGGATAAGGAATGAATGTAAAAGTAGATAAACGTATAGGTTGTCCGCATAGATTTACTATTACTGAATCTATAGGTACTGTAAGGGAGTTAGGGCTTAGACTTGTTGACACGTCTTTAGTCACAAGAATAACGGATGGTCAACAGTTTGGAGTGGGAAAAATTTGGGTAACGTTATCTGATGGCGAAATGTCATTTGGGGCGGATAATGTTATATTCAAAGAGGTGAAAGATATAGTAAACAAAGTTAGAGACAAGGTTTACACTATGGTACAAAAGTATTTAGAACATGTACGATTTGCTGAAATATTTGCCGAACAAAAGGAAATCGTGGGGGCGGACAAACAATGAGCTATTTAGAAAATCCGAAGACGGCAGGTAGTGGAATTTTAAGTTGTATACCTCAAAAAGGTACTTGTCCGAATAATTGTGTAGATTGCTTTTTCCAGTCAGGGCGTAGTTATCTTTCTCCATTATCAGAGAATTTACCTAACATTCCAAGCAAGGAGGAGGCTTGGGGTCGGGTTGTTCGGGTAAATGACGGTAACGATTCCAATGTACAGCGCGAGTTGGTTGAACGGGTTGTAGATGCACAGGAATATATGGACTATTTTTTCAACACAGCCATTCCAAATGATTTGGGTGGTTTCTCCGGCCCTGTTGTGCTGACGGTCAATCCTGGGGAGATGACGGACACGGATTTTCATAAGGTTGATCCGATTCCGTCTAACCTGATGTTTGTTCGCGTAAGGGTGAATTGGTGGAATTTAGATCTGGTTGGTCGGGTTATTGATTTTTATACTCAAGGCGAGCGACCTGTAGACGTGATATTGACGTGGATGGCACATTACACCCAACCAATTCCTGATAGTTATAAGGAGTATTACGAGTACAGGAAACGCACACTCAACTCATATTGGTGTATCAAATATTCAGCAAGGAAGCAGATAGAAGACATGTTAGTAGACAACTCATTTGTATACAGTTGTGGGTACAAGGATAGCACATTATGCAAGGACTGTGGAAACTGTCTTCGTGCTTATTATGCAACGCAAGAACGGTTGAGAAACTTAAATGAATAAACGCTGTGGTTTTATATCAAGTACATTGTTTGTTGGGCTAGATCCTGCGGACGATTGCTATGAGGAGATATGGATGTCGAGGACAAGATTTATTGAGGGTATTGTGCCACCTGATGACGATTGGCGGTATATGAAAGCAATTGTTGACGCTTGCGACAAGGCGGGAATTGGGTGGCCTGAAAGGGTGAATGATTTTTTTGAGGGCGAGAAGCCTGATCCTGCGGGTATGACAATTGATCTAAAGGAGTATTGTCGCGAGTGGGGTGACATGGATAGAGACGGGTTTGAGATTGACGTAGTTGACATACCTGAAAAAGTTAATACGATACGTGTTTATGAGACATGGTAAAGGAGAGTCAAGTGGATTTAGAACAGCAAGTTTGTTCGGTTGAATTGGCACAGGAATTGAAGGATTTGGAGGTTGGACAGGATTCGCATTGGCAATGGCGTTGGCGAAAGAACTTTTGGTCTTTAGAACGTGTAGATCAGGGGATAGTACCGGCAGAGGAATGGTTTCCAGCATTTACCGTTGCAGAGTTGGGCGAAATGTTGCCACAGTCTATAGATGAAACGGAGATTAGTGACAAGGTGGGTGGTAAGCGATACAGTTTATTGATAATGAACCCGCGTGGCAGTGCGGATGGTTGGATGGTTGGTTATGGTTGGTTGAATTTGCGTTTGGAGTACCCTAAAGAATGGTTGCGGAGAGAACGTGCCAGTAAGGAGGCAGACGCTAGGGCTAAAATGCTAATATGGCTGTTGGAGAACGATATGGTTTGTTCTGATAAAACAGGTAGCGCAGACGAGATAGAGCCTGGTGGAGACAGTGTAAACCACCCCGATCACTACACTAGCGGAGGTCTTGAAGTTATAGATATAATCGAAGCCAAGGATCTTGGTTACCACTTGGGGAATGCTGTAAAGTACATTTTGCGTATGGGGCTAAAAGATTCCGATAAGTGGGCGGAGGATTTGGAGAAAGCCGTGTGGTATATTGAGCGGTATATTCAGTTTAGAAATGCCCAAGAAGACTTAATGGTGGACGATTCTATAATGCAGCAGCGTGTAACCTTTAAGCAAGGGGGCGATAGTGACAAAGACTGAATGGAAAGATATAATAGGCATTGCCGAGAATTTTGGCGAAGAGTGCAAGCGCGTGATCGAGGAGGTTGGTCAGGAGCGATTCGCTGCCATGCAACGCCGCCTTATACAACAATCGAAAAGTCATGCTGAGAAGACCGATGTGGAGTGGGTACGTGCTATGTGGCGTTATCAGGATGCTGTGTTGGGCAGGACGTTCACTGAGCGCGAGTTGGATAAGGTCGAGCGGTGGGCATTTGTGTGGCACTGTCTCCAGGATCAGGTAACGGATCAGTTTCAGGCACTCTCTTTAGCTTCGGGCGCAGCAGGCAGGGATAATCCACATGTTAACCAAATAGGTGATATTCTTGCGGAGATTGCTCGCTTGGGAGAAAAAGCAAAAGACGCAGCGGAGGCTTTGGAGGCGTTTTTCAATCATGTAAAAACTCTTCCACAAGGGACGAGTGTTGCTATTGGAGGTTATCAGAAGGGAATTACTGGTAGTGTTAACGGTTGGCGTGATGGTGTGGCTGCTATTTCCAGTCGTGCGAAACAATCGCTACAGGTTGTCGAGGATTTGGCGAGGCTGGCGACGGTGGATGCTGGCTTGGCAAAGACAAAGCAGGACTCTTTGATGAAGATAACTAAAGAGATTGACGAAATAGAACACGAGTTGCGGTTGCGGGTAGATCATGGTGCCGACAGCGGTGCTATGTTTTTTACGAAATTTATGGATAAAGCAGAGCGATTCATGCAGGAGAATCCGCAACTGTATAAATGGCACTGTCCTGAATGCGATTGGTCGGGACAGCTAATTAAGCGACAGCCGCCAGAGGGTAGTTTGGTCAATGTGTTAGACAAGTGGTGGACGTGGAAGTGTCCTGCGTGTAGACGCATACTGGCTTATGATCGCAAGCACCCACAGTTTGAGGATTATAAAAGTCATTCGGTAGTCTTCAATCATGAGGCGTGGGACATGATATGCGAGGGGGAGATTTCTCTGAAAGCGGTAGCGCGATTCTTAGAGGTTGCACCTGAATGCATTACGGATGCAGCGGAGAATAAATTTGGCAAGCAGATCCCTGACCATGTGAAAAAGGAGCTAGAGGCTTATGAGCAAGAAGGTTTGGAGGGTTACGATGAGTCGGACGTGTCAGAAGACGAAGACTTGTTTTCACAGGAATAATATAGTAGAAAGCGATATAGCGTGTCTTGAATGCTTGTTGAGCGATCATATGGAAGATGTCGATGAGCGAGGTACTTTGGAGATTGATGAGGTGACTGATAATGAATTGGATGGAAAGTGATAACGATACGATTCGACGCAATTGGAAGAAATGCTCGGATGCGATTTTAGCTGGCATGCTAAGTGTTTCGCGGGATGTTTTGCGTGCGCAGCGATGCAAACTGGGATTGTTTAGAAAGGCACCAAAGGGCTTTGTTGTACAGGTGACAAACTGGGTATCATCGTTGAGTAAGTTGACGTTTTGTGTTAATGATATGCGTAGACATGGTGTGGCATATATCATTGCCAAGTGTGATTATGGTCAATATGCTCTATTTCGGGAGCATAGAGGCGAACTAGAGTTTGTACCTGAGCCAAGTTGCGATAAATGGGTCGAACAGTGGTGTCCTGGCGGCGAAAATGCTACAGGGGGAGGCTGACGCCTTGACAAATAGCTAAAAGTCTATTATAATGTTATACATATAAGCTTCCTGATTTCTTTTGATCAGAATTTTACGGAGGCTGCGTTACTCACCGGTGACGCAGCCTCCGTTTTTTTTGGGAGAATGTATGACAGAAAACGAGTTAGCTGCATATGAAATCCTTCACCACCCGATTATGTTTCAGGAGTTCATAACGCCTGTAAACGTGCGGGCGACGAAGACGTTGCCTATGACCGATTGGTTTGAGGAGGATAGGTGGGGGAACGTAAGAGTCTACCAGTATCCTACATTGGGCTGGGATCATATGCTTCCCGACGACGTGCCTATCGACTCCGGTGGTAGGGTGGCTGATAGAATGTCAGCGGGCAATTGCTTTGATTGGGGAGGTCGGGCAACCAGCAAGTCCTGGGGTGGCACTCATGATGAGTTGCAGGATGGCATAGTGCGTGCTGGCGAGATCAGTCTTGTTACCTCTCTTGATGACAACCACTTAGAAAAGCGTATAGAATTGCTCTGGCAGTATAAGAATCAGCATCCGTTGTTCAAGGTGTTGATACCGACAGCGCGGCGTGATCCGCACGCCATTATGGACTGGTGGAATGGGCATAGGACGAATGGAATTATCGAAAGCACTACAGGCGAGGGTGACACTTATCTTGGTACACATGCACATAGGATTAACATAGATGAGTTTCAGCTAACAGGTCAGGCGGCATGGACAAAATTGCATGATGCTGTAGCCGAGGACGGGCGTGTGATACGAACGACGGGGGTAAGTGATGGACGTTTAGATACTCCTGCTCATGATACTCGCAATAGTAGCACGTATTTACCTTATGTACACGAGAAGCCGCAGTTCTTAAACAGGATCAAGTGGACACCTGCTAACAAGCAAAAAGCAATAGAACTATATGGCGGTATAGATTCCCAGGGATACAAGACCAATATTCTTGCTTTAGAGGGCGACCCTATGTCAGGGGTATGGGATATGGATCAGATCAAAGTTTGTATTGCAACGATGCCAGAGGACAAAAACAAAAACACAGAGAACAGACGACCGCAGAAATGTCCTGTAGAATATGTCAATGGCGTGATGTTTAAGCAAAATGTTGAAAGCATAATGGCTGGACACATGGCTGATGGCAAGACAAAAGATAAGGCTAGAGAGTTAGCGATTGGGCAGATGATCGGTCTGATGGATTTTCCTGCTGACAGAGATGCCACGCAGCGCGTGGTCTTGTCTATGGATGTTGGCAAGAGGATTCACCCGTCGGTTATAGGTATTTGGGGTTTGGACGATAAGGGCAACCCGAATCTCTGGGGC